GATTGAACCAGTATATGTTGCATTATTGATAGCGACATTGTCTTTGCCAAGCGCCTTAATTTCTTCTGGAGAAGGGACGCCACCAAAAGCGCAGAGACCCCTCAGGGTTTGGAATACGTTGCTTTTAATGCCAAGCTCTATAACTGCTGCAGGCCGATTATTTCTAAGCGTTGCAAAAGAAACTTTTGTAATCGGGAAAAAACTCTCGCCAACGTTTCCGCCTTTATCTGTACCTGGTTCAGGGTTGTCGTCAATGTAACCTTTTCTGTCTTCATTATTGGGCTCAATAACAAGTTCTTTATTTACAAGCCCGATTTGCGGAGTGCCAACGCAGGTGCTTGTGTCAATACATTCTAATGTAATGAATTGGCTTCTTTCATCTTTTTCTGTATTATCTTGATCAACTATTATGTCAGGCTCAAAGCGTGGTGATGATCTTTTTGTTACTTTCCAAACAGTACCGCCAATGGAAAATAATTCACCAAGTTGCATTGCTTCATCAGCGGCAAATTGCATAGATCGAACAGTGCTGTTAATGTCGTCCACACCAGGACCTCTGCCGCCACGTCTATACAAATTTTTATCAATAGATGATTCAGAGATTAAAAATACTACTTTATCTCCTTCTTCAACTGTTACAACTTTTCTCAGCTTGTCGCTATTCGTTTGGTCTTCGCTTCCATTTTTACGCTTCAACTTAAATAAACCCATTCTCGGGCTGTAGTTTCTGCCCTTCCCTTCTGCTGTTACTTTATCTTTTTCTACCCTTTTCTTCATGTTTTCTCCATTGTAATCAATGCCATTATCTCTGCCAAAATTTTGGTCGCCAATAATTTTGATCCGTTCAGCGATCTGTTGCTTTTGGCCTTCGTTTGTTGCACCCTTTAATATGGCAATGGCTTGATAATTTAAACGGTAAGCATTCCCGTTCGCAATCGCTCCATAAACACCAAACTCTGTATTATTTACGGGCGAAAACGCGTGGCAAAAGCCTGTATCTTTGACAACAGCTCTGGTTGGACACAAAAATACTTCTTCATTGCCCTTAGGTCCATCCGGATCACCGCTAGCAAACGAACCTTTTGTGCCGTACCTCTTGTCATCTCCGATAATACGTTTCACACCGTCTTCTGTGTCTTGCCTCCAATAAAAAGCGAACTGATCACTGAATACTTGGTCCAAAGCATTGTTGCCCAAGAAAATACCTTCCAGATCTGGCTTATCAATACCGCTATTGCCCGCATTGTTGACTAAGCCCTGCTCCGCAACCACAAATAACATCTTTGCCTGTTGATGCGCTCCATAGCTGAACATACGCGACCACACCATTTTTGGTGTAACAAGCATCCCGCCAACCTTGTCAGAACTATCGTATAGCCCAAATACAATCGGTATTGGTGAGGCATAATCAGCAATATCTGCCAGCGTTTCAAAGCCTCTTGATGGCGTAAACCGTGATGGTCCAGTAAAGCCTTCAAGATCAATAGAGCCGCCTTTTCGTGCCGCGCTAGGCATCTTAGGCTTTGGTGTCAGCAGGTAAGAAACACCCGTCAGCACAAAGCCAATCGCTAAATTTGTGAGGATTACTGTTGTTGCGCTTTTGGCTGCTGCTGCTCCGACAACAACTGTCGCCGCAACAGGAGCTACTGCATTTACTACGTCAGGAATATGGTCATATTCCGCTGGCCTTACGGCACCTCGTCTTCTCGCCTCAGCAGCAAATCTCTTATATTCTTCCTCTGTAATCCCAATCGTCTGTATTAACTGTTTCTCGTACGGAAGCAGTGGTACGTCGTAAACAGTTGGGCCGAAGACCACTGCACCTTTTGCGCATGCGGCTGGACGTACATAATTCCCATTTGCCACATGACTGCGAATGTCCAAGACCGCTCTGGCAACAACAAGATATCCCCATCATACTCTGGCTTTTTTACGCGGTCACCCCAACGCATCAAGTCACGGCAGATTGCCCACTTACTCGCCTCATACCAGGATTGCTTAAACGGTGGGGCGTCGATGTTCAGCCGCTCCAGTACCTCGTAGCACAGGTGGATGCAGTCGATATAGCCATCACTGCCATCGGCACCAAACCGATACGGCATCCCAATTAGATCACTGCAATCTGACATTGTTGCTGATTGGTAGATTCCCCACAATCTTGCGTGTCAGTGCTCTTCTTGGAATATCCGTTCCAACAGCGTCTAGCACTGAACTGAGTTCTAAATTCAAGGATACGTTATCCCACTGGCCGCCTGTAACCTGTCCAATGTAAGTATGCACGATATTGTGTGCTGCACTTGGCCCAGTCTCAGGGTCTGAATCTTCAATGATGAGCACGTCCACTTCAATCAGATGACGCGTTTCAATCGCTGTTACTGCCCAGCTACGCGTCAAGTCATTATTGGGAAAAACCAAAGTGGCTTCTAGGCCATCACCAGTGCGATTGACAGTGACACCTGAAAAGCCAAAAGGCACAAAGTTATATTTGCTTCCGCTATGCGTAATCTGTTTGCCGATAAAGAAATTTTGAAAGCGAAAGTTTGCTTGACCCCTTCGCTTAATTCTGATCGCATGACCGAAAGCGTACTGGCTCACATCCCGATCCTCTTACGAGTGCTGCTGCTCATCTGCAACCGCTTCAGTGTTTGCTGTTCACCTTGTTTAGCACCTTGATTGGCAGCTTGCTGCAAACCTTGCTGGAATTGATCAGCGGTCACATAGTCAACGCTATTGATCCGTTCCACTGTATAGCGGACGTCGATTGGTGCGGCAACAGCAGTGCCACCACCACCATCTATGACATTACCGCCACCACCATTCTCAGAAATAACTGATCCACCTCTTGCACCGCGTGAGTAACGCGACATGCTTTCACGCATTCGTGACTCATTCGACTTAACACCAAGCTTTCCGTCGCTACCGCGCTGCAGGGGCAAAATCGCTTCAGGGCCAGCCTCACCTGCTAGGGGCAAAATGGTTGGCTTGTCAATGACCCCGCCGTTAGCGTATGGGATAATTTTGTTTTGCGCAAATACGTTGCCCTTTGCGTTTGGAACTAGAGGCACACCGCCAATGTTGATAGAGCTTAAAGCTTGTCTTATGGCAAATTGAAGAAATAGTTGCCCGATTTGACGCAACACATCAGCTAAAATCTCTTTCAATGATTTCGCCCCAGTAATCAATGACTGGAAGGCATTAGTCAGGCCGCCTGAAATAACACCGCCAATAGATTGTATTAGTTCCTGAGTGTCGGTCAGCGCTTCTTTTGTCTTTTTCTGCAACTTATCTTGTTGATTTAGTTGTTTTGCAATTTCTTGGCCAGCCCTAAATTCAGCTTTTTCTTTGTCCTCGATTAGCTTAATCTGCTTTTCAACTATCGCAGCAAATCCTTCCGCTTCTTCTTGCTCAATTTCCAGTAAACGAGCAATTCGCTCGCGTTCTCCGATCTGTGCTCCTAAAACTTGCAACCTCTTAAGATCAGCGCCAAGCTGCAATTGCGCGAGTTCATCTTCAAACCTTCGCGCCAGAACAATCGCCTTGCGAAGATCCAACTCTTCTTCAGTGATATCTTTAATTGCTTTGGCTGTTTGAGTTGTATCCTCGTCACCTCCATTTAAATCGCTAAACCCATCACGCACGGCGCTACCAAATTCAGTTGGCGTAAAACCTTCAAACATATCAAGATACTTGTTAGTCAATTGCTTAAATGTACTTTCACCTAGAAATGTACCCAAAGCCTCAACATACCGTCTTCTAACTTCTTCCTTGTCCTCCATGCTTAGAAACACATTGCCAGGACCGCCTATGCCTTGCTCAACTTTATATCCTTCTAAGACGCTGCCATAAATATTCATAGGATCTACGCCCTTGCCTCTTACAGCAATTTCACGCTGAGCAGTTGCAAAACGACTTGCCAATGCGGAAAGTGCTCGTCCGGCAAAATCAAAAAACGGCTTCAATGCGCCAGCCATGTTTTTGGCCGCAGTTTTAATTGTGTTAACAATTTGCTCACCAAATGCTAAAAATTTTGCGGCTGTAAGTTTTAGCGCTTTTTCATTATCTATAGCAAAATTAATTAAATTAGTAAGATAATCTTGAAAGCCTGCTCCAACTTTTTGGAAAAAACTACCAAATTTAATTGCCGCAAAATTTAGCGCCACCTGCAGTCTTTGCCCAGCCTTTTCAGGCGCAGAACCCAACACTTGCGATGTTTCACGATACCTCTTAAATAAATCTTCAGTAAAATCGCCAAAGCTGGACAGACGCACTTCGCCCCTTTCAAGCATTTCATCCAGCTCTCGCGTACTAATTCCCATGGAATCAGCAAAAATAGTAAATGCGCCTGGCAATCTTTCGCCAATTTGCTGACGCAGTTCTTCAGCAGACACTTTACCTTTTGAAAAGACTTGTGCCGTTGCGACTAGAGCCGAATTGAAATCGTTAATGTTTCCACCAGTCGCCAGAATCGCTGCGGCCATGCCTCTAAAGGCTTTGTCAGTGTCTTCGGTACTGCCTCCTGCCCCAACAACACTTGCTTTCAGCCTTGTGTACTGACCTATAGCATCCCCTATAGGAATAAGAAAATCTTTAGAAAATTGAGTGACAGATTGCAGGCTTTTGTTGTAATCCGCTTGCGATTTGCTGACCCCAGCCAATGCAATCTGCATACTGTTGTACTCGGCCACCAACTCAGCAACTAGGCCAGCCTGCTTCCTTAAGTTGCCAAGCGTCGCGCCAGCCACAGCGCCAGCAGCAGCACCAGGCACTCCTCCCAGAATGCCGCCACCTAATGCGCCGACAAAACCTTCAACGCCACCAAAAACGCCAGCGCCAAGAGCTGTTGCGGCAACACCACCAGCCGCCTTTAGACGGGCACCACGACGTGATGTTGTCTTTTGCAGTTGCTTGTCTAACTTCGCCGCTTCTGCTGTTGCCTCTTTAAATTCTTTACTTGCAACATCAACAGAATCCGCAATATCACGCCATGCGTTGCGATAATTCCTTAGATCGCTTACACTCTTTGGCCCTGTTGTTGTCTGTACTTTTTTTAGCTCACTTGCAAGGCTTTTGAAATCAATTTTTGCTGCATCTGCGCGTTTTGCAACCTGATTGAGGCTCGCAGAAAGCTTCGTAAGCTGGGCTTCACCAACCTTTGTTATCTTAATCTTGAGTTCGGTTGTGACTGCAGCCATCAGCTTTTCTTTTTATTGAAGCAGGACAGGGCAGTGACTTCCATCACTTGCAACCCTTCAAAAAGAGTCGCAGGATCCTTCACTGAATATAGTCTACAAAGCCAATCCAGCGCTGCATAGTCTAATCCGGTTGGACCCGCAAAACTTATCCGCCACTGAGTCTGCAGCCGAAGAAACATCTCTACGGTCTCCCAGTTCTCGTCCCATACAACAAACTGATCCTTTGTTGCATTCGCACAAGCTTTTCTTATCTGCTCTTCTGTCGCTCCAAGAGCGCGCAAATCTTTTTCGCGTTCATCAATGACGCCACCCGTCGCCCAGTAACGAGCAGCGTCTTCTAGTTTTTTGCCTGCGCTCCCGTGATGCTTTCACTGTAAGCCGCGATCACAGCACGCAGAACGTGATGATCGTCAAGCAACTCCAGCTTGGTCACCTTTGTGCAAGGGATCGCTTCACCGCTTTCGTCCACATAGTCGTCCCAGCCCTGCACAATCTCATTGACCAAAGCTTCGTCGCCTTGATCGATCAGTTCGTTAAAGGCAGTGCGGCCTAGCTTCTTAAATTCGATCGTAAATGTGGCCTTGTCGAAACCGCCGCCATCAGCAGGAATCTCAACAGTTACAGGCCACTTATACGATGCAACCTTTTTACGTGTAAAAGCCATGGATCAGGTGAATGCGATTGAGATTTCGTCATTTCCACTTGTGCTGGGCAGCGCCAGATATGGAATTGACAGATTGATTACACCATTGGTGTCTCCGTAGCTTACTCCCGTAATG